ATATTTGGTGTCTGGCTGTTTAAGCGATAAGAATCTGCTGGTCTGACATCTATCTCTTGGGTATCCTTATTGACTACGGGGATTGTTTACTTGAGATATTCTTATGGAGTGCTTAGATTTCTCCAAGCTGTGGTTTTCTACGGCCGCTGGTCTCCAGCAACGGTGCTATTATGACTGTGTTGCGTGGGAATGCCTAGGTGATGATGATCTACAGATCTTCATTTCTGGCCTGAACCGCCTCATAGAGTCCGTTGCTGTTTCTTGTACCGGCGACGAAGATTTGGACTTCGTCGTGGACTCATGTAATGAGTTCGTTACGGGGAGAGACTTGAAGTCTTTCTTCGCTGCTGACCTCCCTGTTAGAGAGGTCAGTTCTGTGGGATGTATATCTCACTTTATTCCAGGTTCGGTTTCTGGACTGAATGTCTCGGACTTGCTGGATAACCAGTTGTATGGTTGTTCTGTATTTTCCTCCGATTTCGAATCGAAGCTGAGGGATATACGGGATGCGGCCCTTTCTGATGCCGCGTCGGGTGTTTCGCAACTAGTTAGTTGCCATTTTGAAAAAGATGTTAGACACCTCTTGGCGGAGAATGCTAATTCCGTCAAGATCCCTGTACCTCAGAAACTCAGTGATGACGATATGAGGATTTTAAGGGATCACTTTCCTCGTTATGAGTTGAAGTTCACTCAGAACGTGGACGGCCCGCACAATATGGCCGCCGCTCATAGGTTGTTGGAGACTCATGATTTGTTGTCCAACTTCCCCGCGGATGCACCTATCTTAGATATAGGTGGCAATTGGTTTTCTCATTTCCGTTATGGGAGGTCCAATGTTCATAGTTGTTGCCCTATGCTAGATTTAAGGGACAATGAACGACATACTCATCGTTTAACGATGACTGAGAGTCTAATGTCCAGCTTGCGCCATCGCTATGCTGGTACAATTGATCTCGATCCCGACGCTCACCTTTCAAGGAAGGTGTCTGACTCTATGAAAGAGTTTTATAAGCGCTGGGCTGTACACCCTAAAGATTTAATTAGGTTGTACGCCGGCATACGTGACGGCAACTCATCGCTCTATTGTCACCATAAATTTGGTGTGTCATGGAACGATGTTTTATGGGAGTCGGAGAGGAATAACTGCCTCACTGTCCCGGAGCCTGAGTGCCCTTTTAAAGCTAAGTATGCTATAATGGTGCATTCCGGTTATGACCTACCTCTAAAGGAACTTATTGGAGGCATGGTACAACATGGCGTGGTCGAGTTGCATGGGACTATGATTGCTGATCCTGCTATGTTAGTCGCTACAAGTGGCTATATCCCTGCACTGCGTTGTAACTGGGAAAAATCCAAAGGTCAAATTTGGTTTTCTTTCCGAGATGACAGCACGATGGGTTACAGGCATGACTGGGAGGTGTACTCTAAGTATTTGACTTCCACAGTCGTCTCTTGCGGTAAGCACTTTTACGTGATGGAAAGAGACAAGTACAGACACGGTGTGTTATTTTATAGCATAATTAAGTGTTCTGGATCCCTTCGTAAAGGGGATCACACTTTTTTTCATAATGCCTGGTTTCACGAAATGTACGATAAGTACATTATGAAAGTCCCCTTGGTAAAGGTAAAGGACTTAACCGGTGATGAAGGTTCCGTCGAGTGTTCTTGGCGTGAAGTTGTGATGTCTAGGAAACTTGTGGATAGGGTCATTGAGGTTTGCCTTAGGGGTGTAAAACCCATTAACTTTGGAAACTGCGACGACGCTGTTCACATGGACAATCTCCGGATCATCCAGAACCATCTGCTGAGTCATTCGCAAACACTGGTTTTAAATGGTAGTACCATTATTAGGGAGGAGGCGATACCTTTTAAGGATTTCTCTCCTGTATCCGTGACCATATATTTTGAAATATTGTTGACGAGATACAAGGAATCCCTATCTTTGGCCTGGTTTCATGCTGGTCTGGGTCCCGACTTTAAGTTGGGCTCTTGGGTATCCTCTTTAAAGAGGGTGTTCTACCGGATTCTAGGTTTCCCGGCTAATCTTCTAAAGTACGTTTTAAACGCACTTTTTAGATGCCGTGACAAGGTTTCAGACATGGAGTTTGTGAAACCCGCTGTCGAAAAATTGACAGTGTTAGAGAATACCTATATAGGGAAATCTCTAATGGGCGATTGTCCTACTCTAAAAGAGTATGATGATTCGGCCTTCTTCAATATATTGGAGAATGTGGGCAATGAGTTGTTTAACAACTCTAGTACCGATTCCGGAAAACCGGAAACACCCGAAGTGACCATGACCGGTAATCCCAATGCAGTAATAGCTGAGGCTATCAGCTACTGTCGAGCTGAGGTCGATAGAATTGGGAAGAAGTGTGAGAGAATTCTCCATGCTTACCAGGCCACTGGGAATTGCGGCGGGTACCTAAACGATACTGACAATGTAGGTGTGTTCGATAAGATGACGTCCTGGGTACAAAAACCCAAGGAGTTCGATCACGAATTTGGATGGGATGGCTCCTCCTTTATTAAATTGTCTTGGTTTGGGAAAATACCGGACTTTGTAGGAAGGTATTTAGTAGTGACTGACGGGACACGTGTAACGACAAATTTGAAATTTTCTCGTCAGTATGCTACTATTCCAGCAACCGTAACACCCACCATTAAATTGGTTGATGGTGTTACTGGATGCGGGAAAACGACTGAGATCGTTAGGCGTTATCGTCCTGGGATTTTAATCCTAAGTGTATGTAAGGCTAACGTGGATGAGATTAGAAGAAAATTAGCGGCCGTGGACTCGAAGTTCATTAGAACCGTTGATTCTTATCTTCTCAGCCCGAGTGTGACCGGAAGCTGTGATGAACTCTTCATAGATGAGTATGGTCTCTCGCATCCGGGCATTCTGTTACTGGCTATCCATATTAGCGGAATCCGAAAGGTCACTCTCTTTGGTGACTCTGAACAGATTCCTTTTTGCAATCGCCTTGCTGATTTTCCTCTAAAATACAACTCCGTTGAAGACGTGGGATTGAACTTTGACAGGGAAATCAGGTCCACTACTTATAGATGCCCTCAGGACATCACTTTGTCTTTACAGAAAATGTATAAGACAAAACCGATAAAAACGGTATCGACTGTTGAAAGTTCGATAACCATCAAACCAATAAAGAGCGAATTTGAAATTCCTCTACCCAATGCGTTTGATGGTCCTGTGTTGTACATATGCATGACTAAGCATGATGAAAGCCTTTTAAAGTTGCGTTGGGCCAAAGAGAACATTTCTAGCGAAGTTCGAACGGTGCACGCAGCTCAAGGTTTGAGTTATAAGAACGTCGTGTATTTCAGGTTAACTCGTACTGATAACGATTTGTATACCAAGAGAAAACTACCATATCATTTGGTGGCAATTTCTAGGCATACTGATAAAATCGTTTACTGTACTACGAAACCTGAAGACTCATCTGATTTTTCTCTATCTGCTCTAAAAAATACCATCAAAACCTCTCGGGATTTAACCCAGGAGGCTAGTGGTTCAGAGAGCTCTTATGCTGTTGTCTTCGAATCAAATTCGGAGGTAACCGCAACCAAACCTGAGGTTTGTGAAAATGTTAGAAAAGCAGCTGAGATGAATTTTCCCGTTTCCTCTGACGCTTTATATCAGAAGGAAGTGCCCATTTATGGTGCAATACCCGACCCGAAGGGAAAAGCAAGTTACAATCCGGGTAGTGTTATCAGGGCCATAGAAGAATTGACCCCAGGTAACACCAGCATAGATACTGATGCTTTGGACGAACTAGTTGAAGTTGGTCCTATGAGTTTACAAGTTGGTAGTATAAGATGGGATGTCTCTAAGATATCACCTCGCTTGTTTACTAACAACAAATTCGCAGTTCCGCACCTACCGACTGGAGCCTTGTTAAGGCGTAACACGAGCAGTCGTCAGGTTGGATTGGCTATAGAAAAGCGAAACGCTAATGTCATGAATAGCCAAAAATATTTTGATCTGGAAAATTTAGCTAATAAGGCGGTAGAGAGATTTTTCGATTTCTTTATAGATATGGAGAAATTCTCAAAACTGCCAACTGGAGTCTTAGGCTCGAGTGCTGAACAGATACAAACGTACCAGAATAAAACTGGTAATAAGGTGACGGACCCAGTCTGTGTTGCCTTATCCCCAATTCAAAAATACAAACATATGATTAAGAGGGATGTCAAATTCAATTTGACTGATGGTGCTCAAAGTGAGTATACTAAAGCTGCCACCATTACTTATCATCAACCAGAGATAACTCAGGTTGCTACTGCCATTTTTGGTCAGTTTAAAACTAGACTGTTGGCTTGTAGAAATAAGTTCTTAAATATACCTCTTGAACATGATAATGATTTGAGCGGATATTTAACCAAATATCATTTGGGGAGTGAAAATAACACTTTCACTGAAATTGACTTTTCTAAATTCGATAAAAGTCAAGGGGAAATCCATCAACTCATTCAGGATTTAATCCTGATAAAGTTCGGTTGTGATCCCGAGTTTGTAGCCTTATGGTCTACCGCCCACAGAAGTTCTTCTATTTTCGATCAAAACGTTGGAATTGGTTTTAAAACTGATTTCCAAAGAAGAACGGGCGATGCTTTTACTTTTCTGGGAAACTCTTTGGTAACTGCCGCCATGCTGGCGTTTGTCATCAGTGACCCAGATAGGGAGAAGATTAGGTACATGTTGGTGGGTGGGGACGATTCTTTGATCTGCTCCTACGGTCCAATACAAGTACCTTTGGAACCATTGGGTGACATATTTAATATGTCTTGCAAGTTGGTACAACCAGCTTGTCCTTATTTCGCGTCTCGCTACTTGATTAGGAGAGGTGACGAAATTTTGTGTGTTCCCGACCCCTACAAACTTTTGGTGAAGTTGGGGAGGAAAGACGTCCCGGACAATCAAGCATCATTATGCGAGATACGTACCGGATTGGCAGATAGTGCCAAATATATCTTTGATGATATTGTGAAACAGAAGTTGGCTATTCTTGTACAGGTGCGCTATAATAAAGCTGCACCTAGTTTATATGATGCCCTTTGCACTGTGCATTGGGCATTATCTTCTAATACCAATTTCTCGAAGTTTTACACTGTTACTAACACTTCCAATGAAGTGCGAAGGAACAGAAGAGGTGTTAAGATTACTTAATACCATTTTAATTCTGCAGCATTTTCTTTTGACCGGCTTAGTAATAAGTCTTTGCCTGTCTCTTTTCAATGCTGTTATTGGTTTTAAAACCAAAAAGTATCTAAATCTTGAAGATTTAAAGATAAATCTTGAAAAGGAACTTTTCAAGCACAAAGTCTTGAATGAGTCTCTCTCAAGGAGACAAGGTTTCTTAAGCCTAGCTCACTAGGCTTAACTCCCAATTTGGGAGTTGTCCTTACGGACGTTTGCTGAGCAAACCCC